GGGGGGCTGTCGGGCAAGATCGTCCGACAGCCCCCGTCTACGAAAAAAGGGGCTACCAGTTCCGCCAGATCTGCACGCCGTTTCGCGTGATGTACTTGAGATCGTCCCCCACGAATAGACGCCGCTGGAGTCTTCCAATTGATTTCGCGCGCTTTACAATACGCCAACTGACGGAGGCGTCATTCCTCAGTCCACGGGACTTCGTCCAGAGCAGATACATGTGCGATTCCTCTCGCGATGTCCTCGCCTGGGGACCGCCGGTCGGTCTCGCCCGGAAAACGGAACCCAAGCCCAGGCCGCCTGCGGGAGGCAGCCGTTAGAAATATATACATACAAGATGTGGTATGTGAGACTGAGTCTCATCGCAAGATGTGGTATGGTACATTTGTACACCCTACTACATCTTGTGTATAGACAACTCGTCTCACCCCAACATATGGAGTGTCCCGAAAAACTAAGTGTCCACCTCGATTTTCTTTTGATATTGAGACTCAGTCTCATGCGCATTTAGGGAAGGGGGGGAGGGTAGGGGTGGCGTTTGCCCGCGCGCGGTAGTGATGCGGTAACCAACAAACGTCACCGCAAAAAAAAATAAGAAAAAAGCATAAAAACATAAAAGCGTTCGTAAAATAAAAACATAAAAGCGTTCGTAAAATAAAAACATAAAAGCGTTCGTAAAAAATAAGAAAAAACATGTATAAAACAAAAGAATAAAAGCATAAAAAAGACAGCAATAGAACATCAAAGAATAACAACACACAATAAGGTTAACTCCTAGTGAACCCTCCCAGGCGACCCAACAGGAAGGAAGGGCACATACGCTTACCTTGAAGGGCACATACGCTTACCTTGAAGGGCACATACACCCACCTCGAAGGGCACATACGCCTGTGTTAACAGCTCTTCAGGGGGGAAAACGCAATGTTGACAAGCAACGCGATTCCTCTATAATAAGGGTAGGTAAGGGAAAGATCAGGGAGAAGGTACGTTCACACTGAGTATTATACCGTTGCAGATTGCAACGTAATATTATGATTAAAATGACAAATCCAGAGACATTAAAAAGGCTAGGTTCCTTATACTCTGTATTAAATAAAAAAGCAGGACTTCCTTCAGAACAAGTTCTTGACCCACACGATCATGTGATTTCTTCAGATCACACGATTGCAGTTGAAAGACAGCTATTTAATAACGTTCTACAGTCCTTCATAGAAAAGGAAGAACGGATTCTAAAAGGATCGTCTGAGACATTCAGTCCTTCAGAGTTGGAAATACTGAAGAATTTCTGTGATCGGATGCGAAAGAGTGAATTTGACGGATTGAGAGTTAAAAAGTTAGCAACAGAGACGAATACTTTAATCGCGAATAAATTTGATGCGGCACAAGTGTTGTCGATTGTTAAACAGATTCCAAACCTTGTGGCGAGAGAATTAGATACGATTTTAATGGAAGTGTTCTCAGATGTTGTTGAGAGCATTAACGATAAGGAGAACAACATTGATGAGATTAACCCTCCCCATCCACTACTCGGTAAGATGAGAGCGTTTGAAGTAAGTAGGATCTCATCAATGATCTCTGAGAGATTAGCTATACTGGTTAGCGAGGTAAACGTTCCTTCAATGAATGAAGACAATACCGTCAATATGGAAGACAACCATTCTCTTCAAGACGTGGAGGAGATGCTCGGAAGTCTAATAGTTAAAGAAGAGTGAGTAATATGTCAATAGTCGCTCGTATACATGCTGCAAAAGTGAATCCGGACAATACAGTCAAGATATATTTATCCCCAATTGGTAAGAGGGAAATTGCTGGACAGAGAAGTTTAACAATTATAAATTGGCCAGAAGGGGCAGATACTTCTGGACTAATCGGAGTAGGGATTTGGGGAGGATCGAGGGAAATTATGGTTGGTGGGACGAAATGGGCTGATAGAATAGGATACACTAAAATACAACTAGTATGAATTGGGCTGATAGAATAGGATACACTAAAATACAACTAGTATGAATTGGCCTAGATTTAAACACCATGACGTTCAGCAGGAAATGATTCAGGATCACCTGAAATTCATTAAATATCAAGTAAAAGGTGAGCTTTGTCCTAATGACATTTGTCCAAGAGTTGTTAATGCTGTAGCAGGCCGAGGAAGCGGCAAGACGGATATTTGGAGAAAGCTTCTTGTCACGGAGTTAAAGTACAAGAAACCTTGGCCAGATCCAATCTTCATATATGCGATGCCTACCTATGGTCAAGCAGAAAGAGTTGCATGGGAGCCGATCCAGAAATTAATTCCAGAAGAATGGATTCTGAAGAATGGAGTTAACATTCAGAAGCAGACTATTAAAACAATCTTTGGATCAACTCTCTACGTGGCAGGTTTGGATAAATCGCATAGAATTGAGGGTTTGCAGATTGATGGGATAGTTATTGACGAGAGTTCTGACATTAAGCCAGGTATTTTTGATAAAAGTATTAGACCTATGCTCTCGCATAGGCATGCATGGGTTGCAAGGATTGGAGTACCGAAGAGATCTGGCATTGGTAGAGCAGAGTATAAAGGGTCCTTCGATAGAGGATTGGGATACCCAGAAGACCTTGATGGGGAGCCAATACGAGTTAAATCTTATCATTGGGTAAGTGAGACGATTATTCCTGACGAAGCCTTGAAGGAGGCTAAGTCAGAAATGACACTTGAAGACTATAATGAACAGTATCGAGCGGAATGGATTGAAACAGGTGGAGGAATCTACTATTCCTTCTCCGTAGAGAATGTATCCGATACAGTATTCTATGACCCTGCTCGGCCGTTGCTTATTGGGTGCGATTTTAATGTTAATCCGATGGCATGGGTCGTCTGTCAAGAGTTTCAGAATAAACTTCATGTTATTAACGAGATATTCTTAAAGAATACGAATACTGAAAAAACATTACAGCATTTAAGAGACCTGTATCCCGATCATGATGAGTTCTTATTCTACGGAGACGCTTCTTCTAGAGCAAGAAAAACATCAGCGGCGAAGACAGATTATTTGCAGATTAAGACAAGTACTCTCTTCCAGTCAGTTAAAGTGTTCTTTCCGAGGCGGAATCCGGCTTTGGTCGACAGATGGACAACAACTAATACTCGGTTATGTGATGCGAACGGGAAGAGATCTATATACATACATCCACGATGTAAAAGACTAATTAAAGATTTAAAAGAGATCGCATATAAAGAAAATACAGAAGATGGAAATAGAGAAAGAGAAGATTATCGAGGCACAGAGTTAGGACATATGTGCGATTCTTTTGATTATATAATATATAAGAGATATCCTTTGCATGTACAACAGAATGTGGCTCCTGTTGTATTGGTGACTGGATAATTGGAAATCCTTTCGTGGAGGAGGTTGTACCTCCTGGAGCGGTCCCAGCCTTCGTCTTTATCTGGGTCGGAGGCTGGGATTTTTAATTTAAATGGAGATTTAATACTTTTGAATAAAAGTAGGAGAATCTAGAAAAGCTTGTAAAGCTCGTATAAACTCTAAAAGTCTATAGATTTAGCAAGGAAAAGAAGTGACAAGTGATCCAAATCTTAGAAAGGAATTAAAAGATTCACTATTAGTCGTTCATGAGAGTTTATTGACCCGTGTTACCGAGATACAAGAGATTAGGAAGGAGGTAGAAAAAAATGGAGATAAAGTAGATCGACTACTGAAATCAGTTGAAGGGAACGGAAGACCACCGATTAGTGAACGGATAGCAGCTGTTGAATTAGTCCAAGAACAAATCTCTGCATCTTGTGAAAAACACGATAGACAAATAGATAAGTTTAAGTGGTGGATAATTGGACTACTGGTTGGAATAATTGGAAGTTTGTCGGCCACAGTTGGGATCTTAATTAAAGTCCAAGGAGAAAGCTAAGATGAGAAGTCTACTTTTACGGAAAGTTTTCGATGCTCTAATGGATATGATGTCTAAACAACTAGAAACAGGGGAATATAAAGAGTTTATTGATGATATTGTTGATATTGTTGAGGCGAAGTTTGAAGCTAAACTGGAAGCAAATGCATCGGCAGTTCAGTATAAGCTAGCTCTTCAAATGATCTCAGCCCTTCGTATGGTTTCTGGAATTCCGGATGATATTGGTGGAGATGAAGACTAGTAAATTTAATAAAAAGAGTCCGAAATGAAAGTCCTAGCTAACCTTTTTCTTCTACAGTTACTACTTTCTTCAACGATTTTTGCACAGATTCAAAGCAATAAAGTAGATGCAACTCCTTTTGAATTAAATGAATTAAGAGCACAGACGAAAATACCTAGTGGAGAAGGTTGGTCCGTTCTGAGTCAATTATGGTTGCCTGCCTCAGGAATAAACGGAGCTTCTTATAACAATAATGAAGTTTTTGTTTTTACAGGTAAACCGGGTGATTCTGGGATAGTAACTTGGGTAATTACGTATGCTCGCTATAACAAAGAGAAAGGGATAATTGAGTCTAATACAGAAAGTAGGAGATGGATCGTTGTTTTTTCTGGAAACCCTGTAGTCGTTAAACCTGATCCTGATCCTGATCCTGATCCTGATAAACCTATATCTAAACTTGATAGAGTTACGTATGTTTTCGAGGAAGCGGAAGGAACGGTTCCTCTCCCTATTCAAGCCGCTCTGAGGAAGTTGAACCAGAGCGGCATAACATCGACAGCAGTGGACGACGATGGGAGAACAGGACTAGACAAAATACCAATGCAGTATCGAAAAGCAATTTCAGCTTCCAGAGAAGAAGGTATTCCTTGTTTAGTCGTAGAGGGTGGTGGTCTCGTTAAAACATATAAAGAGATTACCGAGGAACTTGTTCTAAGTTTATTGAAATAAGGATACGTAGTGGTCGAAAGTTGTTTTTCTGGAGGCAGAGAGATGTCTCGCAGCGACATCCTGACGACTGGTCAAGTTTCTAAATTAATCGGTATGGCCAACCGTACGGTCTGCAGGATGATTGACACAGGACTTCTAAAGGGTTGGGTGATTCCAGGAAGCAATCATCGCCGTGTTGCTCTCGTAGATTTGGAAGAGTTTATGAAGGAACATGGGATTCCCGTACTTACGGAAGAGTCTTACGGAAGAGCCTTAAGGAAAAGTCTTACGGAAGAGTCTTAAGGAAGAGCCTTAAGGAAGTCCAAATGTCAATGAAAAAGAAGAAAAAATCCAGCAATACAACACGTCGATTTGGAAAAAAACCAACTACATCGAGATCTCCAACTTTTAATTCAACAGAGTTATCTTTAGATAAAGAGGAAATAGATGTTGATGTAACGGATTCAGGATATAATGAATCTATGGGAGCGAAGTGTGACACATTAGAGGGATTGAGAGATGTAGGAGCCCAAGATTTCGATTTCCATTCGCACCTTTGGATTGAAGAAAACCTTTGGAAAGATTATGCAAGAGATAACGATAAGTACAAGACATGGCCTGAAAGTTGGAGGACACACTTTACACATCAAGGAAATAGTCACGAATGTGTTACTCATGCTTTTACTCAATGTTTTGAGATTACTTGGAACAGACAAAGGATGTCAAAAGAGGACTGTGTGTGGTTTAGTCCTCTCTCCTTGTATTCTGAGGCAAATCCAAATATAAGAGGTGGTACTTATTTACACAAAGTCTTAAGAATTGCAAGGGAAAGAGGAGTATTACCTGAAAATAACGGTCCCGAAGGTTCTGGTTCTCAAAAATTGAAATTTAAGCACACATTGCATCAAACCGCAGGAAGAAGTAATGAAGGTGGAGGACCATGGGTCACATTAAGAAGATTTCCTGTGGGGTGGAAAGATACAGCTCGTCATTTTAAACCTGATGAAGTTATTAATATTTCATCTTGGCAACAAATAATTTGTTGCCTCCTTCGAGGACTACCTGTATGGGTAGGAAGGGCGGGACATTCGATACCTTATACTTTTGTAGGTTGGGAGGGAAATAGTATATTTGTAGGTTATCCCGACTCTTATAATGTAATTAGGTATGACAGTATTAGAAACATCAGAGCTTCAGCAAATGGAGCGTTAGCTATAGCCAGTACTACAATTCCTGATGATTGGGAAAAGCCTGCGGGTGAGGATATGATTTCTTAACTTTAGTTCAAGGAAGGCGAATATGATTGAAGTTATGGTTTTAACGTTTGCAGCAGTTGTAGGGCAGGATACTGTGAAAATTGGAGAAGATGTTGCAGTTCCAGCTCAAAAGAAAGCTGATGATATTCCAAGGAATAAGTGGGGGGTTCCAATTAATCAGGGAACTGGAAATACGGCTGTAAATAGTAATTACATTTACTATAATTATAATTATGGTCGACAAAATAGACGGGGTAGGCGTGCCTTTTCACGTCGAGCATATCGAGCATATAGGACATATAGATACCGTTCGTACGGTTTTTCAGGCTGCTGAGGGGGTTAGTACTCAGCAGTTGCTGAAGTAGTTTTAACTACCTCTGCTCTACACAGTGTAGAGCAGGGATATTTAAAAGTATTTCGGATCATTTAAGTTATTATGAAATTAATTCCAGAAAGTATTGAACACCCTATATACATAACGATAAGATACATTGTAATGATGATATCTTTAACTTTAGTTCTCTGGATGAATGCTAGTCATTTTGATGAAACAGAGTTAAAAGTTATTATTTCTATGTTTTTTCTCGGCGCGTCGGGTGAAGGAATAATAAGTTTAGTTAAATCTAAAATAACTTAAGTCACTCTAGGAACTAAAGATGCCAACAGAAATTAAAGATCTTTCAGGACATACTTTAATTGAAACGACGTACCTTCCTTTTCAAGACCCTGATGCTTCAGGTGGAAAGGCTGATATTGCAGCATTGAGAACAAGATTGGGTGAAGCTGCAATTGTAATCGATGTAAACAGTGCTGAGGCTCTTTTAGTTAGAAAAGATTCTGATGGAGGAGATATATTTGTTATAGATACTTTAAATGATAATCATATTATTAATGCGACGCTTGATCAAGCAACCGGAGATGAGATTGCATTAACTCTTAATTATACAGCGAATAAAGCAACTAGTGGTGACGATATAGGTTTACAGATAAATCAAACAGATACGGCAAGTCCAGGTGCTTCTAAATTATTAGATTTACGAGTTGGCGGAACAACTAAATTTAAAGTTGACAATACTGGAAAAACTTCAGAAATCAAGTATACGCAAATTATTCCATTTAATTCAACAACCGATTGTGAAGCAGGAGATGGGGCAGGGGATATAGGGTATTTGCATATTCCAGCAGGATTTGATGGTATGAAACTTGTTGAAGTCCATGCTGAGTGTATTACTGCGGGTACAACGGGTACGATGGATGTGCAAATTCATAATGTTACTCAGACAGCGGATATGCTTTCTACTAAATTAACGATTGATTCAGCAGAAACAGGGTCAGACACGGCAGCAACTCCAGCGGTTATTGATACATCTAATGACGATGTTTCAGAGAATGATCTATTAAGAGTTGACGTTGATGCAGTTCAAACGACAGCTGCTAAAGGTTTGTGGATTACTCTTGGATTTCAACTACCGTAAGGTATTTAGTTTAGATTTTAAGAGTTAAATTTTAAACTAAAGAGAGTAAGAATATGATTTTAAGTATGATGATAATAATTAGAGCACCTGCCATTGCTGAAGAGGTAGAGTTTGGTATTGGGCGTGGTATTTTATGGGGAGGAAAAGATTCTGTATACCCTAAAAATATTATTGAGTATTTCACTAGTTCTTATCCGTCTGATACATCTGATTTTGGGGACATGTCCGGAACTTACAGGGCGGGAGCAGCAGTTGCATCAGCTACACGAGGATGTAATGCTGTAGGTAGAAATGGTGCATATTCGAATATAATTGAGTATGTTACAATTGTTTCAACTGGAAATTCTATTGATTTTGGTGATTTATCTATAGCTACAGCCTATACAGGTGGCTGCGGTAGTGGTACGCGAGGATTGTTTGGCGGAGGACTTAATAGCAGTTCTGCAAGTCAAATAAAAATCGAATATATCACAATAGCTACAATAGGAAATGCTGCAGATTTTGGTGATTTATCTGTCGCTCGTCGACCAAGAGGTTTAGCTAGCGAAGTTCGCGGTGTTTTTGGTGGAGAATATATTCAAGAATCAGGCACAACAAAAACAATTGATTATGTTACAATCGGGTCAATAGGAGATGCTACTGATTTTGGTGATTTAACAGTATCTAGATATGGCATTGGAGCAGCGTCTAATAATACACGCGGACTTTTTGCAGGTGGAAATACTTCAGACAAAACAACAAGTTATATAACAATTGCAACTCCAGGGGATGCAACTGATTTTGGAGATCTTGAGAATGGGTATCAGTACATTACCGGATTATCTGATACATTTTCAAATCGTGGGATTTTTGCAGGAGGTGAAACCTCTGATAAAATACAATATTTTCAAATTAGTACACTTGGAAATGCAACTGATTTTGGAGATATACTTGATGGAAGACAGAACATGAGCGGTTGCTCTGATACTCATGGAGGATTGCCTACAGGACCACCATTTATTGGAATCGATAGAGGCGTGATCAGCGGCGGCAAAGCGGCGACTGCAATTTCTGAAATTCAATTTATTACTATTGCAACCACATCTGATGCTATTCAATTTGGTGACCTTACTGTTGCAAGGATGTATCCAGCATCTGCTGCAAGTAACTCTCGCGGATTGACAGCAGGAGGCAGAAACACTGGTTATGTACACCAGAATGTAATTGATTATACAACAATTGCTACTCCCGCAAATTCGATTGATTTTGGAGATCTCAATAATGCAGTAACTCACCTCGCTGGATGGAATAATGACACCCGTGCAGTGTTTGGTGGAGGATATATTCCCTCTCAAACGGAGGTAATTGATTATGTGACCATAGCCTCTACAGGAGATGCAACTGATTTTGGAGATTTGACTGATTCAAGAGACCATATCGCGTGTGCAGGATCGAATACACGATCAGTTTGGGGAGGAGGGTACGACGGTAGTTACAAAGACGTGTTGGATTATGTAACTACAGCCTCCACAGGAAATGCAATTGACTTTGGAGACTTCGGCAACGTCTTTACTCACTTGTCGGCATGTGCAAGTTCAACTAGGTCATGTTTTGGAGCGGGAACCTATAACACTGTATATTCTGACACGATTGAATATATAACCACAGCCTCTACAGGAGATGCAACTGATTTTGGAGATTTGACCGCCCAGAGAAAGGGAGCTGGATCTACGTCAAATGCAACAAGGGGAGTGTGGTGCGGAGGACTATATTATTCGTACCAAGAGGTAATGGATTATATCACAATCGCCTCTACAGGAGATGCAATTGATTTCGGAGACTTGAATACGGAGACCTTTGAATCAGCGGGAACATCTGATGTAAATGGAGGACTCTTATAATGGCGTCATTAATACCAATTAAAGAAATTCAGTCATTGGCTTTAACAGAGGATTATACTCCTATGTTAGAAGTGATTGAATCTTCAAGAGAGCCTGCATTTCGTTTAATTTCTCATATTGGTAAAAGCCATACTCAATTTCAGTATACGCATTTAGACAATACAGCACCATTAGGCGGGCTTACACAACTTAGAAATTGTCGTCAACTTTTAACAGAAATAAATCGTACTGAAGAAGCATTAGAAGAAGGAATCAATAAACGTAAGCATTCTCAATGTGAAGTTCAGAAGTTACGTATTAAGGCTGGAGAGTTTAAGGGGCTTGAAGAAAGTTATGATTTATATGAGGAACCCGAATCAATCGAGTTAAATCGCCTAGAACATGCACAAATTATTTTACAGGCAGAAAAACTTGAAAGTCAAATGCGGAGAGGCGAAGTCTTTATTTCTGGAGCTATTCGTAAATTAACAGTATATTATGAACAATTTAATCGACTAGAAGTAATTATTAAAGAACGATTAAATAAAGATGAAATTACAGAGTTAGATTTTGAGGAAGACGAGGTACGCCATCATATCATAATGGCATTTGAACAATCTCTCTGTGCGGCTCGTAGTCGAGGAGGAGTTATTGATAATGGAGATTTTATTTATTTCCATCATTTAGGGATAAACGGGACTCAAGCACAGAAAGATATAACAGATTTCTTTAGACAAGAAGAACAGATTATTTTATCTGCAAATAATGGAACATATCCAAGTCCTGTAGACATGCATGAAGCAGAATGTAAATTCTTAGAAAGAATGTCTGAAAAGTATAAAGATTGTCCAACTGCCCGTGCTCAAAGAAGAGGACTTAATGCAGAATTTTCTAAAATTGCAACTTTAGGGTATGAGGAAAAAGAAAATGCCATTGTATAAATTCAAACTTTCTCCAGGACAACAAGTACCTGTTGGGAGCACTGGAAGAAGCCTTTCTGATGGATACACTGTTGCTGATTTGCCCTCTTGGCCTACAGGAAAACAAACCGTCTATGACGGACCTCCAGAAGTTAGTTTTATGTGGGAGGATGTTGAGAATTATGAAATGACTGCTCAGGAAATTATAGAGGATTCAGCAGAAGCTAGAGAAGCAGTAGTAGCTATTAATTCTCTTGAAAGTATTGCAGGATTTGAAACAGTTATAGCGGCTATATTTAAGCTTGGACAAGCTGATTTAGTTAAATTTAGAGATGAGAGGTTGATTGACGAGCGAACCGAGGGGGATATAATTATGGAAGTTAAAAGACTTATTAATGAAGGTGCTGGGAGGTAATTATGCCTATCGTAGAGTTAAACAGCAGCACGCTTTCTATTGGTGGGACACAGTTACAAATTGGTCCAGATCCCAGTGATGCTGATTTGAATTCTATAGACTTATCGCACAAAGTTACAACGAGTTTAACGAGTAAATTATCAGAGATCTTTATTTCAATATTAGTATTAATGAGACTATATTTTCTCTAAGAAGGAAATAAAATGGCAGTTCGACCTCCGCAGGTGTTTGCTTTAGCAACACCATTTACTTGGGTGGGAAGAGAAGCAATTCTTGCCGTTTCTGGGACCTTTGCAGCAGAAGAAATTGCAATTGAATTTAACGATGGAACGAACTGGGTTCCTACAGCTGTATCTGGAGATCCTGGATATCTCACCGCGGCTAGTTCAGCGATTGTAATATTGCCCCCTGGAGTTAATGCGAGAATTACTAATTTTGGTGGTGGAAGCGGCTCAGGATTAGTAATTACACTTACAGATATTCCAGAAGGATCAAATGTAGGTGGAAGAAAGTTAGAAGAGGTGGCTTGACATGGCTAATATCGTATCAGATCCTCAAGGTCTTACAGCAACTTTAGAATCTTTATCTGCAGATTCTAATAACTCATCAGGGATAATAGATCCACAAATAACGGAGAGGTCTGATACAGTATCGGTTACAGGACCGCAAACTAGGTATTTTCCCTCAGGAGATTCTAGACTAGTTAAAGAAAGTTGGTTGAGACCAACTGAAAATCAAGTTAGGAATTTGAGAAAAGATCCAACTATTTCTTTAGTTCGGGAAATAATAATTTCTCCTGCAATCTCAACTCCTTGGACTGTAGAGGAGAGAGAAGGTGCTCCGGATGGAGCCAAAGAGGAAATTAAGGAAGAATTTTTTCACCATAGGCTTACACTTCTACAGGATTCTTTTTTAGGGTGTATTGACTATGGATGGTCCCCTTTTGAAATTGTATGGGGATTGAATAGAAAGGGGAAAGTAGTTCCTATTTGGTTTAAACAACTCCTACATGAATGGACTTGGATTTTAATTAATATTGATGATGGAAAATTTTGGGGATTTAGTAATGAACCTGCTGGAGGAAGAAATTCTATTGTGGGGGAAGGAAAAGCATTAAACTTCAATTTAGAAGTAGAAGGTACCGATTGGTATGGGGTTAGTTCATTAGGAAAAACAAAATCTATTCAAGATAAGTGGGATTCAGTAGATAAATCGGCTACAAGGTTTGATCAAAAAATTGCTGGGGCTCATTGGATTGTTTATTTTCCAGTAGGAAAAACACCATTTTCTTTAGATCCCGAAGTTGCTGCAGTTGATACAAATAATGATGTTATTGCAAAGAGAATTTTAACCACTTTAGAGGCTAATGGATCGACTGCTATTCCAGACGAAGTTCAAGAATGGATGGATGATGACGTTGATAAGAACACCAAGGGAAAATGGAGAATTGAACTCCTCTCTGCAGGTAGTAATGTAAATGCTCAATTTACAGATAGGTTGAAGTATTTAGATAATCTTAAAGTTCGAGCAATGGGGATACCTGAAAGGGCGGTATTAGAGGGCAAGTTTGGAACAAAGGCTGAGGCTGACACCCATGCAGAGGCGGGAATTGCAAATATTGATCGTAAGCACAGGATGATCGTTCAAGAAATCAATAAGGGGCCTGTTAATACTTTTCTTCGTGTTAATTATGGAGAAGAGGCTGAGAACACTGTAAGCATCCAAGTAAGTCCATTAATTGATGCTAGATTTTCAATATTAAAAGAATCATTCAGTAGGATACTCCAAGACGGGGAAGGACTTCGTGGGTTATCAGAATTAATAGACGCTAGAGCTATTTCTGAAGAGCTGGGAGTTCCTTTACAGCCCGGAGAGAAGCAACTAAAAATTGAGAAAGTAATACTCTCTCCTTCTAATAGTCCAAAAGAGGATGACGATGATGGTGACGATGAACGATTTAAAAGAAAGAATTGAGACCTTAGAAGAAATTGTTTATTTTCTCTCAATGAGTGGGTCAGTAGGAAGGGTGAAGGAAAAACAAGTAAACTTACTTAGAGAAGTAGTCCATCAAAATAAAAGAAGTATTGAAACAGATAAAACATCCTCGGTACAGAGGTCTTAGTTATGGCTGATGGTGACTACTATTGTAATGAATTTGATCTTTTTAATATATTTGGACAAGACTCTGTAGAAAGATGGTCTGATTCAAATAATACCGGAATTAAAGATGCGTCTAGAATAGACTGGTCAGCATCTATGTCAAAAGAAATGATAGATGGAAGATTTAGAGAAGGACCGTACACTCTTCCGTTTGGAGTTAGGGGAACGTCAGAAGACCCAACAACAGGAACAGTTGAGCAGATTATTATATATTTAGCAGCATCTATGACAGGAATTATGCTGTATGATACGAATAGAGTGGTCGATTCTTCCTCAGAGGATTCAATTGCACAACAAAGAAAAAATTCAGACAGAATGATCGCTCAAATCATGAAGGGCCAATTAAAGCTATCAGCGACTAAAATTAGCGGGAATTATCCGTTCAATGTTCCAGCTGAAGCGGCTAGTGGTGATACTCTATTAGTTGATCCAATTTGGATTAATGGATTTCTCTCTTAGTTGAGGTAAATATGCTCTCTGTAAAATTTGGAGAAGGTTTAGAAGAATATTTAAAGAGAGGAGTTCCGTTTTTAATTAAAAAGAATGGAATTTCTAAGAGGCAAGCGACTGAAAAATGTCGGGGAGCATATATAAAAGGTGTAAAAGACCTCAAAGCGTTCGCCTTAAACTGTGGAGAAGAGCTGGAGTATGAAAAAGTTGGAGAATTAGAGTACGAAAAAGAAGTTATTTACGCTGGAGATTTTGTTAAAGATGATTTTGAGTTTAATGTAGATGATGAAGTTTTAAACCATTGGGATGATAAAATAAAAGAATTTATGGAATTAGGAATCGATATTCCTATTCCTAAGGAGCATACTCAAGATCCCGAAGCTAATTTAGGAAAGATTACGGGATCAAGAGTTAAATTAGATTCAGAGGGTAGAAGTGGGTTGTTCCTAACGACAAAGTTTTTTGATCAAGATTCTGCAAAAATTGGATTAAAGAATCAAGTGAGTATTTATTCTCCCCCGAAGTATAAGGACTCTTCTGGAAAAACTCACGTATATCCAATTCGACACGTTGCAGCTACATCTTACCCTGTTATTAATAAATTAGACGGATACACCCCTATAGTAGCTAGTACTTCAACACCATTATTAAAGGAAGATGAGATGCCGAAAATTCTAGAGCTGGCCGAAAATATTGGCCTGAGTCTTGCTAAAGATGTAAAAGAAGAAGAGGCGTTCACAGCAATCCAGAAGGAAGTGAAAGAGTTGAGGGGTCAAAAGATCCTTCTAGAGGAATCGAAGAGTAAAAATAAGGAGTTATCCCTTTCCTTTGAGACCTATAAGGCTAAAAATCCAGAGAAAGGACCAAAGATTCCCGTAAGTGATGCGATTAAGAAAACTATTCTAGAGAATAGAGAACTTAAGCTCTCTCAGCTCGTACAGGGGTCTAAGATTTCTCCAGTCGTTATGCAAAGGATGAAGGAGACCTTTTGTACAGACGAGGGAGTGACTCTCGTTCTTTCTGAGAACTTTAATGATAGGTTTGACACTTTTATTGATATTTTGGCTGAAAATAGTGTAGTTGATTTGGGAAGTTCAACCGGTCCTCAAGGGCTCGTTAAACTCTCTAAGAGCGATGCAGAGAAGATTAAAGGTACAGCGGATGACCATGGTTTTCTGGCTGGATTAATTAAGTAGAGTATTTCAATCTCGTAAATAGGTGGAAATAAGAAATGGCAGTGAAAACAATTGCGAGTCGTGGTGGTGATTTTGTCCTTCATCTTGAATCTACCGCTAATAATTACATGAGCGGAACGATTGAAAATGATACAGGTTCTATTCAAAATCTAGCGGATGTAGTTGGATATCCACTTAAAGTAGGGTCAGGTACAGGAAAGTATAAATTGGCTCTTGAATCGGACGATACTGCTGACGTTATTGCCTTTATCGTGTCTGGAAGGCCAATTGTTGACCTTCCTGCAACGTCGGGAGAAACTGCTTTTGCATCTCCTTACACTGTAATTGATAAGGGTCCTGGTGTAATTAATTCTACGAAGTTGCCATCGAATGATGCAACAGATGTTGCATTCAGTACCGTAGTACTTTCTACTGCAGCGGCAGCAATCGACCTTAAACTTGTTGCTGAACCGACCAAGTCAACTACACAATCTTCGTAAGTAAATTTCTTATTGAGTATAAAATTCGGAGAATACCATGCCTGCAATCGACGTATTTGACGCTAATGCATTTTCAATGTTTAGTTTAACTGAGGCGGTTAATAAAATGCCGTATCAGCCTAAACTGCTAGGTTCAATGAATATTTTTGAGCCAAAGCCAGTACGAACTCTAACTGCAGCGGTAGAAGACAGCCAAGGGAAACTTTCTCTCCTCGTTTCGGCTGGACGAGGAGACAAAACAAATGCACGTTCTCAGCCAAGCAGGACAATTCGGGATTTGAGAATTCCCCATTATCCGCAAATTCAGACTATTATGGCGGATGATTTGGAAGGAGTGAGGGCCTTCGGTTCTGAAACAGAACTAGAAGCTATTGGAGCAGTTGTAAATGAAAATCTCGATGGAATGCGTGCTAATCATGAGACTTCTCTAGAATTTGGAAGACTCGGAGCGGTTAAAGGAACCATCTTAGATGGTGATAATACCACAACTTTGTATAATCTATTTACAGAGTTTGGGATTACTCAAGATACAATCACCTTCGATATGGGTGCCGGTAATGATAGCATGAAATTGAATGCTCAGTCGGTTCATCGAATGATGGCGACCGCTTTGGGCGGCGACTCTTATACGGGAATTATTGGTATCTGCGGTGATCGATTCTTTGATGCTCTCGTGACGCATGCCGATGTAACTGACGCATATACTCGTTGGGTAGGTGGAGACGGATCTGCTGGAACATATCTTAGGACCCTCCAGTCCGGTTCAGAGTATAATGCAAATTCTAATGGATTCCCATTTGCCAATATCTTTTGGATGAATTATCGGGGAATCATAGGTGACGTTACTTTTGTTGCTGATGATAAATGTCACTTTGTTGCCACAGGAGTTCGTGGATTGTTTCAAGAAGTTATGGCACCTGCTAACTTTGTAGAAACAATTAATACTCCAGGTAAGAAGATTTATGCAAAGCAGAGACGATTAGATTATGATGAAGGTATTGAGTTGTTTACACAACACAACGTTCTTCATATCTGTACTCGTCCTCAAACTCTAAGTGTCGGAACTGCGACTAATATTCCGGCTACAGTTCCAGCCTAGCTTAGATTAACTTAGCTTCCCCCTCTCCGTCACCTTGATTGTTGGACTTCTCTCTTGTGTGACGGAGAGGGCTACTTTTCATAATATATTATGCCTACGTTGCGGCTGGAAGCCGGGCGGTAAGGAACTGATCATGATACCGCTATGGTACACTTTCCGGAATTTTATCAATTCCTTTCGTCGTGGAGTCACTTTTGACGTTGATACGAGCCAGGCTCAAGCTAAGATTAAAACCCTCGTTTCAAAATATAATAATCAGATACCCAGAGAAGCTTTGACAGGAATTGCTGATGCATATTTAAAATTTCTAAAAAGAAGATATTTATCTGGAGCAGATTGGGAAGAGTTAAAAGGGAGTACAATTGCGAAAAAATCTAAGACAGGATCTCCTACCCCTGAAGCGATATTAAGGGAGTATGATTCACTATATAACGGTCTAGAAAAAAGAATATACAAAAGAAGTATCCTAGTTGGATATATTTCAAATAGAAAGCATACGACTCCTGGAAGAAGAACTCCGAGTAGATATGGTACAAATAGAGAATTAGCAGAACTTCACTCTAGAGGCACACCCACTCTACCCTCTAGAAAGATAGTAGTTCCCCCATCTAAATCCTTGATGAAAGAAATGAGAAAAATAATAATCTCTGCTATTAATAAGAATACTAAAGATAATTAAAATGCCAGCACCCCTCCCTTCTGAATACGAAAATCCTTTTACCATAGTTTATGATAAGCTATGGCAAATGGCAGAGGCTAATTATGTATTGGAAAAATGGTTAGACATAGGAAATAAAGAGAAGTTTGAGAAGAGAGTAGGACAAAAGAAATCAATCAGCACCTCAGACACTCCTGAGCTGATTCTATTTCAGAATTCAACAACCTATAACTTAAAAGCAACATCCTCCAGTACTAGATTGAGTAGGCAGTATATTTGGGGGCTTGCAACTGGAGATCAAAGAGTTAATGCAGTTTTAAATCAAGTCTCTTGGGAATTATTTCGATCTATGTTAGATTGGGAGAACCATCTTTGTGGATTAAAATGGGATGGAGAACCCTTCATTCTGCAAGCACTCTTAATAGATTCAAACGATTCTCCTCCCGGAGATTTAGCTAGTACTGAAAAAGGAATATTAGGTTGGACTTCTCTCTGGACTATGGAAGTTCAAATGCAATTTGCAACGGATAAGTTAAGAATACTCCCACCGTAATTAGAGGACTACTAATGGCAGCTTTATCTGGAAAGTATGGCGCGGTTGATTCACACACTGGAGTGAGAAATTGGAGTATTGGAGTTCAATCTAATGCCCCCTCTTATCGCGCTAGTAATACAAATTTAGGAACCGGTAGAGTTAAAGGAGTAGAAGACTGGTCAGGTTCATTTGAACAGATCACTTCATTCCCTGCATTATTTCCTGGAGATACATTCACATTTAAAGGTTTTTGCGGAGCAGCTGATGGAAGTTCAACAGGAACAGGAGTGACTTGGTCAGGACTCGCTATTGTAAGTGAAGTTGCTATTACTTGGGATTGGCGAAGTAATGAAATTATGTCATCTACTACTACTTTTGAATCAAAGGGAGCGCTAACTATTACCCCGGCAGATGATAATGTTTCGGATACTTCCGTTCCAGATCTTTCTTCGATCTGCGGAATTAAAGTAGAATTTTATAATGTAACCCCTGCTTGGGTTACTTGGGATAATATTGCAAGAGTAGATTTAAGACTTAGGTCTGAAAATCCAACTTTTGTGAATTCTTCAACTATCTCAGGATCAGATTGTTATGTAAGTAGAACTCAAGGGCCTCTCGATTTTGACCTTGATATCCTAGAAGATAATACCGAATTTTCAGACCCTAGTACTTCTTTTCCTGGAGATATTGGAACGGATTCTCAAATTAGGATTTATACGAATGCGACTGAGTTCTGGGCATTAAAATGGTGCCACCTTGATGCGGTTTCCGATCTCAATGTAAATATTGAAACTGGAGAAGTTATTAGTCGAACTATGAATTTTAAGAAAAATGGATATGTCGGGGGAGTAGAGGGTCACATTATTAATCCAACACCTACAACTAAATGGGGAACGACTTAAAAGATGTCTGATGCAAAAGTCCAAAAAGAGCATGACAGTCATATTGAATCTCAAATTTTAACCAATGCAGACGTTCCATTAAATGTTAATGGGAGAGATTTAAGAGCGAAGGCTCCAACAGACAGAGACTTTACAGAGTTAAATGTCTGGGTTAAAGCTCAATACTTAAAAACAGTAAAGGAAGCTATTGATTTATTGCCTCCGGCAGATCAGTCCGGTTTCCGTTCAGATGCAATGAAAACGGTCATTCAAGTAAATTGGGGAAACGAGTTAGGTCTTCCCTTCATAAATACTCCTCAAGGAATTACAAAAATTGCTTGGATGATGTTAAGAGCTAACCACTCTGAATTAACGGAAGAGTGGATTTTAAATTCTATGAAACAGGCTCATAATGTTAAAGCGGTCTCTGAGGTATTTGAGCATTTCAATGAATTCGTTGGAGCGGTTGAAAGTTCAAATACAGGAGGATCGGGAAAAAACTAAGTAAATCCGAGGTATATCGACTTCTTGCAGAGAAGTATGGATATACTCCGGATCAAATTTCAGGAATGTCCTCTGCCTTACAGTATTTGATGTTAGGTGGAAGTATAGGAACGATCCAAGTATTTAGGACTAACGAAGAATATGTCCGGTGGAAATCCCAACGACGTAGTAATTAAAGCTAAAGCTGATTTTAGTGATATTTTTTCTCAGATTCCAGTATTGCAAAAGGCTTTGTTGAAGATGGCGGGAAAGACAGGACTTCCGCCTCAACCTAATGTTCAACTTAAAGGAAGAAGGGGCGGATTTCAGGACGTATCAGGTGTTGGGGGATTTACTTCTTTTCCACCTGGAGTGATGCAAAAATTTGCTGAGGGAATGGGAGAAGTAGTACGTCAAAACTTTGAGAAGATGCTATTTAAAGGGGAAGAGGCTGAAGATCCTATTCTACAACAAGGAATAACTGTAGGGCATGAGGAACGATTGCAGAGGCTCAGGGAAAAGGCGCAAGAGGCTGAAGATCCTATTCTACAACAAGGAAAAATTGTAGGGCGTGAGGAACGATTGCAGAGGCTCAGGGAAAAGGCGCAAGAGGCTGAAGATCATATTCTACAACAAGGAAAAATTGCAGGGCATGAGGAACGATTGCAGAGGCAAAGGGAAAAGGGAGAAATTAGGTTAGGATTAAGAGAAAAAGAGTTAGGAAGAGAGATACTAGAACCAGGCCCTCCCAAGTTAATAAAGGCTCCACCTGCTATAGAGTTAGGAAGAGAGATACTAGAACCCGGCCCTCCTGGAAAGGAAATAAAGGCTCCACCTGCTATTTCCGGTCAAATTCCCAAGGAATTTCGGTCTCCTCTACCCTCTTTAAAAGGGTTCGGTCAAGGAATCGATGCCGTGTCTAAGAGCCTCCTAGACTCCATTGATCCAAACAGAAAAGTGAATGAACAGATAAGCGACGCTGCTCAAGTCTTTTTAGCTTTTGGAGGGATTCTATCCCCAATAAGTCCAGCTCTTGGTCAAATGTCAATGCAGTTAGGATTTTCTGCATTCTCTATGAAAGGGTTTGGAATTGCTTTAGGTGCAGTAACTACTACAATAGGCTTAGGAATTAAAGCCTTACAACTATGGGCAACTTCGACATCTGCATGGATTAAACAGGCATTTGAGGCAGGAAATGTTTCAAGTTTTGCTGCAGAATCAATTCGGAGCTATAAAGATAGTCTCACTGGGCTTACGAGCGCCCTAGGTAAGGAATCCGCAGAGGCTTTTAGAGGATCGACGATGGCAATTGCTAATTTAAATAAGCAATTGGCTTCTACTGGTGGAGTCACCATTGCCCTACAAAGAGAATTCTCTGAGTTGGGAAATGGATTAGTTACTTCAGTTGTAGTTCCCGTTCAAGGAGTGGTTGGTTTACTTAATAGCCTAGAGGAAAATTTCTATGCAGTTAGTGGTAGTATGGCTGCCCTTAGAGATGCATCTGGCCAAGGAAAACTTATAAACTTTTTTAATGAGCTAAATTCATTTATTAATACAATAGAGGTAGATAGTTTTATAAACGGCCTCTCTAAAATTGAACAATCACTATTATTAAAGGGAGAAAACCTACAGAAATTTGCTCAGGCTCAGGGAAAAGCTCAGCTCTCATCGGAGAAGCAATTTAAAATCTTTCAAAGAGACTTAGTATCCGCAACAATCCATACACCTCTGACTGAGGATGAGGCAGCTAAAGCGGCGGCGATTGAAAAGAATAGGTTGTTCGCGGACTCATTCCAACCGTCTTTAGTTTCAATGATGGAAGCCTCCTCTGGGATGGTTAAAGAAGTAATTGATCCAAAAGAACCTGGAGATGCTGCGATTCAAAAACAACTAGTTGTTCTTAAAGAAATTAAGGAAGAACTTAAAACTATTGCTGACCCCGACCGTTCAATACCTGGAATGATTACAGCAGGTTCAGCCGTACTACCACACCTTCTATAGTATTATTACTACAATAATATGCCAGAAATTCAATTTTCTAAAGTTCCGTGTGCAGAAAAAGCTCACAGTAGAAAGGAGATGTGGTCTCCTACTGCTGGTTTGAGTTGTTCTGTTGAGTTATATATTAATTGGGTAGATCGATATAAATTAATAGACGATTTAGCACAAAATCCGTATACCCGAGCTTGGCCATACACTGTATCTCTTCCTGAGATGGATCAACTTCTTCCCATTCCTGTTGAAATAAGTTTTTCTCCATTAAGAGGGGAGAAGTATGTCAAGGGACGTCAAGGAATAGATTATGCAAATGGTATTGCAACTGTTTCTTATAAAATGTGGACTCCCACAAGAGAGCGTATTGAATTTCAAACAACAAATGTAAGATTAGAACCTAGTCTATTTAAGTGGTCTAATCCAGCATTTCCTGACGACGGTCAGCAACCGAAAGGATTAGAGGGATTAACCCAGACTTTACGAAGGCTTGTGTTTGTTAAAGAATTTGATGCGATGTTAATAGATCTTCCTAATAACTTCTATGGAACTGAAGATAGCACCTATGATGCAAGTTCAGGAGCGGTAGGGACTGTACACGATAGATTATACGTGTCCTCTTTAATTCATACAAGGGTAGACGGTAAGGGAACTGAGTTCGTTAAATTTAAAGAAAATACTTTGTTAATGATGGATCCTGTAATCAATGATGGGCCTCAGTTTGTTTCAATTCCAAGCGATATCCCTGATGAAACACCTAGGAAAGCTTGGAGAAGGGGTTATCGTTTTAAGTTAAGATGGTTATTTAGGCCAGAAGGTCATAATAAGTTTTGGAGGCCAGAAAAGGAAGGTAAGTCTAAAAAAAGAGGAAGTTGGGAATCATTAACTCTTAGGGGAAAGGATGAGATTTATGAACCCTTTCCTGAATTGAATCACGCTCCTTTTCTTTCAAATTCGGAGTCAGAGAAGTTACAGAAACCTCCAGTTCCCTTGCCTCTCTCTAATATTCCTCCATTACCTGTTATTAGTTAAATAAAATGGTATCTACTCTACAACTAAAACATTCAGGGGATTACGTCACTGCAGATGAATGGAATGAATTAATACTTAGATTGCAGAGCGTAACAAGTACTTCTACTGGATTTGATGATGGACTTGCTCAAGGCGTTCAAACAGATGTAGGATGGAGCGAACCATCCTTCACAGGAAGGTGGGTAGGGACTGGAGATTTATTACCTTATTCAATTGGACAGCTAGAGGAGGCACAGTCTCTTGTAGTTAATTTTATTGAACCTGTTGTACAGAATGTTATAGATTTTATAGGCTCACCTGTTTTAATTACTAACGGAGGAACGAAAGTTTCCAATGGGGAAACCTTTACAGCAGTTAGGATAGGTCAATTCTTTACTAAAGTTCGATATGATATCACAGACGTTCCTGAAGTTGGAAAAGAATGCGGACCAAATAATACAACAGGACACGTTTCAAAACTTAGAACAGGACTACTCTGCTTATCTAAGCCAGACGCTACCGAGACATTCGTTTATGTATATGGATTAGGAGGGAAATCTGAGGCGGCAACTATTCACTTAGGCAGACTAAGCGGTGATGTAGTTTCTGGAGGAGAGGTTACTGTTCCTATCTTTAATGAGAATCTTTCTGCCGTTGTCGGAGATTCTTTATCGAACGTTAAAAATAACACAGGGGTGACCCTTAAAGGTGACACTGTAGTCTATATATTTGAAATGGTAAATTGGCCGTATGTTGATACTGCAAGATATTCTATGTTTCCTGCTCAATTACAGGACTGTGGAGTTGCTAAAACAATCTCTCCTTAAATAATGGCAATAACTCATCAAATAGCTGACGATACTTTAATAAGTGTTGATCCTGGAGATGCAAGAGGACCCTGGACTATCGAATTTCCAGCTAATCCTTTTGAAGGAGATTCTTTCACCGTTCGAGCTGTGAATAGAGATGAAACTTTAGTCACTTTTGATGGGAATGGTAGAGATTTAGAGTTAACTGAACAAGATACTTTAAGTGCAACTGTTTCTTTAAATATGAATGGGAGATCGATGTCTTTCATTTATGCCATAGAGAGAGATAGTTGGGTTATTGTAGGAGACTTGTCTCCGAGAACTCGACTAGAGCCTCAACCCATTATTTCAGCATAAATGGCAACTACACTTTTATATCACAGTAAGTTTTATCCTGTAGATACGGGAATCTCACCCACTCTTGTCTTCCCAGGAGGTACAGGTCATGGTATTCCGGCGCGTGGGGGAGATCAGATTGGAATAAGGAATTCTACATCTCCTAGTTCTACTGTAGTATTAGATGTCGGCTCAAACTGGATTGAAGATCCTGATAATGCTAATAAAAGTACAGGAACTTTAATTACAGTTCTAGAGCGAATTTCTTTATTTTATGTCTTTGATAAAAATACTGATACCTGGCTATTAATCAATAGAGTTGAGTTCGGGGCTCCGCAAGATACTCTGTCTATTAATTCAGTAGAGATTTCTATTGGTGGAACTACTCTCGTAATTTAAAATGGCTCCAACTAAATTAAGAGCTATCCGAAATACGAGAATTTCTCGTACAGTAAAAGGGTCTCTAACAAGGGTCGCACCTTGTTTAGAGCCTCCTCCCGCTTCCAACACTTGTTGCGATCTAAACCCTCAACAAACACTTGGAGATACTCTATATTGTGATATAGACGGAGGCATTTGGGACGGGGAAAGAGTTGAATTAGTTCCCTCAGGACTATACTGGCAAGGGCAAACTACTCCTAGAAGTTGTGGAGTAGTTGTCACAGATGATATGACACTGACGATACGTGTTCAGTGTTCAGTACAGAATTCTGAATGGACGATCACAGTTATTACGAATAGGAACTCACTATCAGAGGGCTGTGCCCCTGATCCAGACCCTATGGTCATTCCATGGAGTTCTTCTCAGTGTAATTGCGATCCTGATGACCCGAATTGTACTCCCGGAAAGTTAGACTGTGTTCCCATATTAGATGATTTAGAATTTACAATATCGGAATGCGGAGGCGGGTGTGATTCTACTTTTGATCTAATTATACATTGTAATGGGATATCCTGTCCTACTTGTGAAGACGCTATTAATGCCCCGATTGATTTACCAGTTATTGAAGTAACGATTCCTTCAACTGGAATTTCATTTCAAGATTGTTTTGAGGGTGGCGATAATTGCTGTGCATCAATTGCTGGAACGTACTATCCTACTAGGTGGATATCAAGTCCTTGTTCATGGAGATCTGTAGATTTTTTAAATTGTCCACCTCCTCTTGCAAGTAAAGCGTTGGAGATTGTTGTACATACTCCTAGACAACTTGATAGTGAGACCTGGAGAGTTTATATATATGTAACATTTGGAGGAGGAGCTTGCCCTACGAGAGGAACTTATTATGCCGATTTCAATACAGTCCTCCCTGACTGTTTAATCATTTATGATGATTTAACTCTAACTTTAGAAAGTCAAAGTATTGAATCTGAGTGCCTTCTCCCTCCTACAATCTCAACAAAAATTGGAGGTTCTAGGCAACGATATAGTGCCCAGTTTCAAGACCTTAATGTTATTATTGACGCCTCCGGAGGAGGCTTTCAAGACCATTCTACTTTTGAACAGGGTTTAATTTCTTTAGTTCTTTATTCCGGAGACGTTGCTCAGACGCATTCTACTTTTGATCAATTTCTTTTTGTAACGACGACAGCTGACTTATCTTCCGTTATTAACCAAACTTATTCTACTTTTGATCAAGATATTTCTGTAGATAGTGCTAGAACTTATACTATAAATCAAGATCACTCTACTTTTGAACAAGAAGCCTCCTCAACCACTCTTCCCAATATAGACAGCGATGCAGCTCAAGATCATTCTACTTTTGAACAAATTGGAAGTATTGTTAATGAGTCCATTATTTATGGAAATCCTATTTGGACTACTTTTGAACAAGAAGTAACTGTTGGGTCGGATAGGAATTCTTCAGCAGAACAGCACTATATTAAGTATTCTCAGGATGCTAATATTTCAGTTTTTGATACTATGGGAGATGTTGCTCAAGACCATTCGGTATTTAATCAGGATGTTTTAGCTGAGGGAGAAACAATATTATACGACGGACTTCCCATTCATAGAACTTTTTCTCAAGATGTCGCTGCTGCAACTTCTGAATCTCTAGGGGATGTTTCTCAAACTCATAGTACCTATTCTCAAAGTATCAATTCAACTACTGAACGTAATTCGGATATTACTCAAGATCATTCATCCTTTCAGCAAGAGACTTTAACTGAGATAGCTGCAGATGGGGATATTTCTCAAAATCATTCAACCATAGAACAAGATATTCAGTCCTCAGTTGAAGTAAATATAACAGCTTCTCAGGATCACTCGATATTTGATCAAGATTTAGTTGCTGTAAATATTCAAATCTCCTTGAATAGTGACGTTGCTCAAGCTTACTCAGAATTTAATCAAGATGTAGCCTCAGAAACTCTCTTGAGAGTAAATGGTGATAGTCTTTATGCTGGACACTATCAAGATCTCTCATCTGTAACTGTTGTTTCTGGAGATGTAGATCAAACTTATAATAGTCTTTCTCAGGATCTTGAATCTACAACAGTTGCACTTCCTGTAAGAAATGGTGACGTTGCTCAAACCTACAGTAGTTCCTCTCAAGATTCCACCGTTAAGGTGCATATAGGAGGTGATGTCGCCCAAACGTTTGAAACTTATAGTCAAGACTTATCGGGAATTGTGTGTATTCAAGGTGACATCGCTCAATTACATTCAACGTATGAACAGGATCTTCGGGCTGTTGCTGGATGTTCGGTAAATCAATGTGCGTTCTCCTGTGACGAATTTGAGGGTTGGGTGGAAATAGCAGATGATTGCTTTTTAGTTGAATGTCAATGCGGCCCTGTTCCACCTGAAGAGGTTTGTGAGGAGCCTTGGGGTCGAACCATATCTATTGATTGTGTCTTAATTTAAGGAGTTATAAATGGCGAAGTCTATGGGAGTAGGGACCGTAATTGCAAAAGCAATGTGCGATGCAATTGTGGACGAAATTGATAACGGGGGAGGTACTGCTGTTTTAAGAATATATGGAGATACTAGGGCAACGGATGTCGATACAGCAGTAGCCGGACAGACACTTTTATCTGAACATAATTTATCTAACCCTGCATTTGGAGCTGCGATAGATCTTGGCGGTTCAGCTAGAGCGACTGCAAATTCAATTTCAGATGATACCTCAGCTAATAATACGAAAACCGCTACTTGGTTTAGAGTTTTCAATAGGGCAGGAACTCCTGTTATTGATGGAAATGTAGGAACTTCATCAGCTGATCTTATTATTGACAATACGTCAATTACTGCAGGACAGACAGTTAAAGTTAATTCGTATACAGTTACAGTTGCTGAAGTTTCTCCGTAAAGAATAAGGATAATTAATAATGACAGTTGCAGCAGTTGAACAGGAAATGCAGGCTCTTAGGACTCAATTAGAGTCTGAAAAGGTTAAAAGAGAAGATACAACTAAAACAATCTTAGAATTAAAAACTAAACTTACAGATATGTTGCAGCAACAGGCCGTTCTATCCGTTCTAGAAGGAATGGGTATCAGTACAGAGGGAGTGAAGGTTTCTGAAGGTAAAATTGTCCAAACCGCCCCCCGATAGATATGTCCGACACAGGGAAAACATTTTGGAAATGTTCTTTTTGTGGGAATAAAGGGTATGTTATACCTGAAATTCCTGTAGAGTGTTCATGTGGAGAGATAAGCGATCCAGTCAAATTACCAAGAGCGTATCAAGGCAAAAGAACCTTCATCAAGGTTCCCAAACATCTGAGAATTCCTCCTGAGGAATTAGATGAGTTTTTCACATGAAAAATAAACCAGGAATGATTATTACTAATTATTTAAAAAGTAAAAATATCAAACCTGTAGTAGGTTGCTCTTGCTATGAGCTTGCTGAAAGAATGGATAAAACCGGCCCAGAGGAAATATTATCTAATATTGAATACTGGACAGATGCATTTCAAGAGTCGGCAAAAGAGTGGAGAAAGTCTTCAAAAGAAGGTTGGTTGAGGTTCATACCTCCACCAAGATATGCCCTTAAGAGACTTGTAGTATGGGCATGTGAGGAATCACAGAATTTTGTTATAGCGGGTACTTAAAATGGCAAATGAAATTACAGTAACAGCTGCGAACGTTTTACTCAATTCTGGTAGTCCTGAGACCTCTAAGAATGGGGGAGTTGCTGTCACAATTGGTCAAGTCTGTTATGAGGATGCTACTGCTAAATGGCAACCAGCCATATCTAATGGAACCGCCCTGCAAGCAGGATCAACTGAACTTGCTATTTCTTTAAATCAGGTGGCAGCGGGTGGTCAGTTAATGGCTGTTGCTAAGAGCGGAACCAAAATAGCATTTGGATCAGGCGTTCTTTCTGCAGGAGAAACTTATGTAGTCTCTAATGCAGTTGCAGGAGGAATAGTTCCCTTTAGTGAGTTGGCTGCCAGTAATTATACTTCAATTATTGGATATGCACAAGATACGAGTATTCTCGTATTCTCGAAAATCGTTACAGGAATAGTTAGACCCTAATTGAATCGTCTGAAATTTACACTTCGGAGATACCTTGAGTATGCATTATTAATTGAAGAGTACGTTATTCGAGGTCTAATTATAAACATTGCAGTACTCGCCTTATTATGGTTCTGTCTCTTATTGATCGTTCGACATTTAGCAATTCTTTGTGAACGAGCTAACGACCGAGATTTAGCTTTTTTCTGTAAGAGGGATCTGTAGTACCTAACGTCCTCTCTGCATAAGCTTTTGGGAGAAACTGAAAGAATTAGCATTCCAGATTGAATTTGGACTTTATTATTTTTAAATTCTAAGAAAGTACCTCTTACTTCTTTATCTTCTACCCTCCACATCCTCTCATCTTCAGTGGGTAGAAACCATAGAGCAGACAATAGAGCTAAAGTATTCATCCTCTATCTCCTCGATTTAGGTTGACTTATCTCTACTCAGCTGCTCTCATCGACGGTGGGTAGCAGTGGTTTGTTCCTAAGGTAACATTCGTAACACTGCCCACTCGGCTCGTGCGAGAAGTACGTTTTATGCCCGCATCTTGCTCGAACCGGTGCCCTATGCTGGGTTAACTCTACCCCACCAATGGTTACCGTGCCCTTGTTTCTTCTCACGCGACTCTGTGGTAACAAAAACATTCGGCCCCCGTTTTCTTCATTGATTTATTAAAGTGTGCACCGTCTCCTTCTGAATCAAGGAGATATTAGAGATTTTCCTATTACCTCAGTCTCTTTAATCATATATTTCTCTCCGAATGCTTCATTATATTCTAAATTATAAGATTGAACCCTGTAATCCCAATTTTTAAATCCTGCTGGATGGGGATCTGAAGGGTCAACAGAATGTATAATCACGTGCTCTGTCTCTGAAATTATACCGGACACTATCACGATATCGTTTATACTGTACTTAAGCTCCATACTTTATTCTTTCTCATAAAGAATCATAAACGGGAGTAAATCGACAGGTTCAATAATTATTGGAAGAGTGCAATTAAGTTCTGACACCATTCTTAATTGCTTCTCCTCCTCACTCCAAGTCTTCTGAATCTCCTTACACCGTGCTTTTATTTCCGCCCTTGAGGGGTCTCTAGACCTATTAGGGTGATTCATTCCGTTATTTACCATCAGATTATATCCTTTAATCATCTCTGAATCTCGGCTTGAGTAGTATTCCTCTACCCTCATGTCGGACTCTTAATTCCTCCCAAGTTGCAGAAGAAGAACCTAGGGAACGCTCTTTGTCCCATTCTTTTCGGTCCTCTTCCCAATGTTTATGCATTGAATTCTGTGGAGTGTATGCAACACATAGACCTGAGATGAAAGACAATGTGAGCAGTAGAGGTATTCTTTTCATTTAATTTAATCATCTAAGGGTTAGGGTTCTTTAGAGAGTGCTAGACCTTGAAGGATCAATTTCTTCCCTCTCTAGTTCAAAAGAGAAGGGTGGCATCCCTCTGTTACAGTCAAAGTCTCGTATGCGTTCTCTAACGGAGTGAGGAATAGGGTAAGAGGATACGAACTTTCCACTCTTAAGGTCTCTGGTGAAGATTATTGTAGCTCTCACACTAACGACTTTATTAGGGAATTCTCTACTCACAGCTCTCGCTACAGGACATTGGGAGGGGCTGCAAGTAATTCCCTCTTTAATATCGTCCTGAGTAACATTAATTATCATTTAATTTTTTTCTTTCTATTCCATCATCGCACCCCTTACATATCCATATATGCGGGAAGCAAGTTGGAATAGCTGTAGAACTAGACTGTTGGATTAAACTTTCACAGATAAAACATCTCATTGTGTCGTCTGTTCTCCTATATCTTATTTCTATGAAATTTGACATTAAAAAGGGATCTCCTCATCCTGTATCTCTCCCTCCAGAGAACCTTCATTGATTAGAAGGTACTTAATCAATTTAAGAGTTTTAGTTGTTCCCTCTGACCCTACCCACCAGTTTAAATAAGAGGTTGGAACTTCACTAAACTTAGTCCCTTGATGCTTTCCAAACCAAATTTGAGCATCGTCATCAAAAGGTTGAATGTTCTTCAACAGGTCATTAATCGTTTTTGACACTATAGTTCTCCCACTTGAATTGAAACCTCCCAGACTGTTTGATAACTTTTAGTCCCCGCTGCACTCCTTCCAGTTTAGTTCACTTGATTTATTAGACGCATAAATAGGAACAGTAAGTTTACTCGGAGTCTCTTCGATAACTTTAGTTATTTCCTCTTTCCAATAATCGACTTCTTGAGTAGGCACGGAGAATAACCAACTATCGTGAACAAGACATAAGAGATTAGCTGAACTATCTTTAGTTACATTATGTAATCTAACCGTCATCTCTTTCATCAAATCCGCTGCACTTGACTGTATGACGTTATTGAACGCCTTAAAGTGAAATTTATAAGGCATTCTCCGTATTCTACCAAAGAGATTTTTAACGTATCCTGCTTGTCTAAGTGTTCCCGAAGCTCTCCATGCTGTCCTCCTTAATTCAGGGAAACGGTTATGATAAGTTTTATAGATCTCCTTTCCTTTTTTCTTACAGAATGACTCTAGATCTTCTCCTTCAGGAACCTTACTTAAGTCAAAAGCAGACATCAACATGCTAACCGTCTTAGCTTCCCCTGCTCCAAATGAAACAGCAAAATTCATATTTTTAGCGGGGCCTCTTTCAATCTCACAAAGTTCAGCCATTGTATCATGAAAATCTGTATCGGGATTTGACTGGTATTTTGTGAGGATATATTCATTCTTAGTATAGTGAGCAATAAAGCGGTATTCAATTTGCTTTAAATCAAAATCTATGAGAGTTCTCCTTTCCCCTGGAACTATGTACTTCTTAGCTGCAATAGGAAGTTGTTGTAAATTAGGTTCTCCACATGACATTCTTCCAGTTCGTACTACTTGGTTGAAAGAACAGTGAATATACGATGGACGGGTCTTTGAACACTTTATAATATAGGGGACAATAAACCCTGTCCAGAGCTTATGAGACTCTCTAAACTCTTGTATAAGTTTAATTACTTCGTGGGGAGCTGCCGGTATTCCTAAATAGGCACGTAAAGCCTCCTTGTTATATGAAGGTTCTCCCTTTTTGGTTTCCTCAATGACAGGTAAACCATAGTGATTGTGGAGCAGATTATAGCAGTCTGCATTCGTATTTGGTTTAATTAAAAATCCAGTTAGTTCCTTAATCCTCCATTCAATTTCACTCAATCTTTTTCGTATTTTTACATAATCTGTCACCAACTCTTCTATGTCTAACTCAACTCCTGTTTGTTCAATGTGGTATAGTACTTTTGTAATTTTCCTTTCAGTTTCCCAGATTGAATTACTATCTTCATGTAAGTTTTTCAGTAATTCTGGATAAAGATCTCGGACATCAATAACATCCTGACAAGCGTAGGGAACCATTAAAGATAAAGGTATTACTCCGTAATCCGAACATTTCCTATGCCCACCCGGATGAAAAAGATAGGACCGAAACGCCTGTTCATAGTGCTCAATATCTCTATAGAGGTAGTCATGAACTAGATGTTTTAATGCGTATCTAAACCTATCTGAATCCACCAGTTTTGCTAAAGTGATAGTATCCACTAATTCAATATTAGAACAATCAGCCTTAGAAGAATTGGTGGCTACATGGGCATCATATTTAACATTGGAGTTGATCCATATCTTTGAATTTTTAATCAAGTTCCTAATTATCTGATTGCACCCTTCTATGGGTAAATTTGAATCAGAGTCTAAGATACTTCTCTGTCTCAGAGGTAAGTAGTAAATACTTTCATGCTCATCCCAAGTAAAAGCGGCGCCTAAGATCTCGCAGTTCTTCCAGGGGTTCAAGGAGGATATGTCATCATCGCCAGATGTCGTTTCTAAGTCAAGATAAAGCTCGTTAATACTACTAGGAATTTCAGAGAGTTCCTCTAAATCTTGGATTAAGGTTTTATTTCCTTCATACTTTTTCATTCAGTCGCTCCTTCAATTTTTCTAACGCTTGAACAAGAGCTAACTTCGCCTCTTCTTTCTTTATTTGTGAAGAGTTTACCATAACTTGACAATAGGGGTATAGTTTTCGTAGTCGCTCAATAGTTTCTCCCATCCTATTCAGTACCATGTCATAGTGAAGGACTTCCCATTTCAGTGTCTCTGGATTCCAATCTATAACCACGTAGTTGATGATAAAATTAGACATTCTTTCCCATCTACCAAATTTATTATTTGACGAAGTAGGAGATATTGAAAAGACGCTAGTCGTCGCAACACCACTCATCTAAGGGGAGAGGTTCCGTATGGAAATCTTGACATTTCTTACATTGATATCTGATTTCTGTGGGTAAAATTCTAGTAATTTCAACGTGTCGTGGTTTACACCCACAACTCATTTGTCTCCGTACATTCGTATAATGGATGACTTTAACCATTCCACAAATGTTACACTCAATTTGATACCCTGAATTTCTTTTTTCAAGAATGGTAAACGGGCCTAGAATATCTCCATTATTTAATTTATTTTCACAACTACAATGCTGTTGGGGAGTATCATGATCTCTACCGCAAAGACTGCATCGGTACACTAGGACTTGTTTAATCATTGATTACATTCCTGTAAATTACTTATACACTCTGCAATGTTTAATCTTGAATTTATGAGAGGGAGGGAAATATTTGTAGGTAACTCATTTATTTCAGTCTCATAATCTAGGATAAGATTCGTTAATTCTACGGAAACATATTCTAATTTTTGAATGAGCATTGAGTATGAAGATTCAACTCTAACAAGATAACTATTTCCCTCCTTCCCGACAACGTCTCCTGAAATTCCTTTTTCCCTTAGAAATTGACTTAAAGTCATTTGCGATAAAGTAAATCTCCCTAAATTCTCTCCTGTTTCGGCATCAATAACTTCAACCATTAATTAGTATCCTTATACTGAGTACTAGTAATCATACCGTAGAGTACAGTATAAACGTAATAACTATTCATTAGTTTCTTTCGTGAAGTTGCCTAATTGAATTAGAAGTCCTTTTCCGGTCGAATCAAATCTACTCAGCAATACACCCTCATAGTTCTGAATCAAATTAGGATACCTTGCAACGAATGCGTTTATCCCTTTCTTCCTAAGTTCCTTCAACATCTTCTTTTGATGGGGTTCTAATTTCGTATACTCTCCTTTAAGCTCTATCCATCCTATATAAAACGTGTGAGCGATATAAAGATCTGGCCACCCTCTCTGTTGATACTTCTCTCCGTGAGTATTTAGAACTAAAGCATTACACCTTCTCATTTCGGGCACTAATTTATTAGCCCACTCGTTTTCTTTCATTATTTAACTCATACGTAATATTAAAGCGCATGTTGTAGATGTACTCAATCTCTTCAAGTAACCTAATTGATGGGGTTCTTATATCTCTCTCTAACATCGAAACATACGAGACGGTAATGCCTATTGAATCTGCAAAATCTCTTTGATTTAATTCTTCGTTTAACCTTATTCCTTTAATTACTTCTCCAAATTTCATTATTTAACCTTTAGACAGAGTTTAATAATGGATATTCTAGCTTCATTTTCTTCGATTTTTCTTTTTAAGAGAGAGATTTCCTTCTCTAAGAGTTCCGGATTTTCTCGAAATCCAATATACTTTTCATAAAAGTGAATAGTATTTCTACCCCACAACTCTGTATTCTTCATCATCTTTACTAAGGTTGCTGGTGTGTGCCGAAGGAAAGATTTCAGTTGCTCCATTTGTTTTGGTGAGAGTTCCTCTTGTTTTTCCAACTAGAATTCCTCCGTGTATACTGGTTTATTTTCAATACCTGTCTGTCCCTTTAGTTCTTTTAATAATAAAGTAAATTCTCTAGTTTTTCTATGAAAATTCTTTTCCCTTTTTAGGGCTCTCTGTCTAATAAGAAATGACAACAATTCTCTTGCAACGTCCTGTGGATAGGCTAGAATATCTTGAATAAAATGAACGTTTATTTCATCTGTCAGGAGTAAATTCTCAATAAATTCTTTAGGGTGAGTAACCTTCTTTAAAAGTCGATGCTTCACTGACTCTGGATTGATCAACTTTTCACTTTTAAATAGTGAGTCGCTGTATGCTTTATATCCAAAAGACTCTTTACCGTATTGTTTTTCTAAAAAGCTGCAGATAAAGTCCACATGACAATTTCTAACGAATATTTTTGATTTTGAATGATACGAAAATGTTCTCGCTGCCAAACTTGCAGAGAGTCTTGCGAGCTTTTCTCTGATAGATCCTCTGTCCGCGATTGGTATGTCATCGGAGAACTTTGATGAAAACTCACTAGCTTTAGAATGTACGTATCCCTCATCTTCAAATACTGCGGTTTCACAAGTCCAGGCCCAGAGTATAAGCTCTCTGCAGAGTTCAGAAGTGTACTTAACAGGGTATTTGATTTTTCCAAAGGGGATCTCATTTATATCTACCTCATTTCTTTCAAATATAAAACAAGCGTCAAATCTTCTAATATCCTCAGGATGGACAATCAACTCTCTAATTGCCTCTAATCCATAATTATATGAGGACAGCGGTCGATCCGACCGAGGATTGGATAGGGCAATTAAACGGGTTCGTGCCTGAGTTTGGCGCTTTCTAATCTTAGTTATTTGAGCGATTCCTCTCGATCTCATTTCAGTTAATGCTGAGAAAACTTCGGGATGCATTCCTTTCAGCTCCTCTAATGCTACTAGTCTTTTGTCGTGAGTTGGAATTACTCCCCAAGATATAAAATGTCGATTGCTTATATCGTCCACACCTCCCTTTAATCCAGCAACCGAAGCTGTTTTACAGTCGACTTTTTCACCTAACTGATAATGCTCCATTAAAGAATCTAATGCTCGACTTTTTCCTTGTGCAGAATCTCCAACTATCAAAATTTCCACCCACCCCTTTTGTTCTTTTTTGTTTTCAAAATTTATAAAGAGAGGTGAGTGATACGCTAAGTCAATGGCTAAATGCAACGATTGCCTTCTATATATTTGTGTAACGTTAGCTTCAAAATCTGAATAAATATCATTTAACTTTTCTTGAATTCCTGCAGGAGTCCACTCTTCTGGTTGAAAGACCTCTAGTATTTCCATATCATCACATCGGTAATTTGATAAGGAATCAGTAGCTTGATCATAGCTCGAAATTAAAAAACAAGATTGTTGTGTTCCTGGGTGAGGATACATCCTCCCTTTAAAGTCATATGTCTCATTAAGATCGAGTCCTTCTCCTATACAGTAGGCTATCTGCATAGATCTTTCAGTTGACCTATTTCCTATATCCAATTGTTCAGATAGACGAACCTCTTCAAAGTTATAACTGTTCTCCGTCTCAAATGAGCACTTTCTGCAGGTGATTGGAATCTTTAAGGCTGACATTAATGTAAGCTTTTGATTCTTTTTAGGCGATCCTATCATTTCAATTAATTCAGGAGACTCATCTGGAATCTTAAAAAGCTGCTCCTCTTGAGCAAAATTTACAGGACAGATATCACAAAATTTCTCACTTTTATCGCAAATGACTTTAACTTCTTCAGGTATGGAAAAGGGGGAAGTATCTAGTTGAGAAACAACCCCTTTAAACTGTATTTTTTTATTGGTGAATTTAGCATGTACAGCCGCAGTTAATTTTGTTTCAATCAAATCCTCATCTGGAAGAATTTGATGGTCTTCAAGTTTAAATTCCCATTTCTCGCTCTCTAATAAAACGTTGTAAAGGTCTCCGTCTATCCTAATAAAGTCGTTTATATCTCCTTTAGGATAATCCTTCTTATCTAGCGGAAGGAGACAGGTATAGACTTCTTTAGTTACTCTAGAGAGCTTTTTTGCGTGGTTTTCACTAGCCTTTCGTCCCGCTTCATCAATATCAAGGCAAATCCAAACTTTACATCCTCTAAAGTTTTCAAGTAATTCATTAGGAAGGTTTGCTTCTCCCTGGGTACAGCATACTGCCCCTATCCCGTGTTTATTTAAAATACTGGAGGCAAGTATAGCTTTAATCTCTCCACCACAAAGAACGAGTTGATCGTATTGAAGCTGTTCTACTGGATAGAGTCTCGCTACTTTTCCAAATCCTGATTGATTTATTGTTTTACTTGAAGTGGCTCCCGGTTTATACTTTCTAATATTTACACAGAAGCCTGAGGAATTAAAAATTGGAATGGTTATTCTATCTTTAAATACTCCAATTCGATAGAATTCTATTAACTCGTCCGTGAGGCATCTGAATTTCAAAGCCTCTATAAACTGTTTAGAGGTGGGCTGTTGAATCTCTTGAATGCACCTGTCTACTGTCTCGGGCGAGATTATTTTATCAGGGGTTGGATTTAATTTAAGATTTAATTGATAAAAAAGTGATCGTGTAGTGTGTCCTAGTTTCTTAGCAAGGTACTCGATAAATCTAGTAGATGTATTACATGCGTAACACTTAAATACTTTAGATTCTAAATAAATAAATCCACTAGGGTTTCTATCCGGGTGGAAAGGACAAACCACTTTTACTTTTTCACCGTCCTCACTATACTGTATCGTGTACTCCCGCAGTACTTGTAAAATATCGAAATTCATTTAGCATCCTTACACGCTTTCTAAGCATTGATTGCAGACGGTCATGTCGTCAATATGTACAATTCCCACCTTCCATCTTCTACAAATTGTACAAAATTTTCTGTCTAAGATTTCTAAACATTTCCCGCTCCCTCTAGTTCTTCCTGTTAACTTAGCTTTTCTTCCGTTAATCACACCTTTTTCTTTAAGTTGTATCCTTTGACATTCCTTACAAAGGGTTCCTTCTCTGTTCCAGTCCTTGGGATCGCAGACTTCTATTTTACACTTCGGACAAATATTTCCTATACTTTTAATCTTATTTAATCTCTTTTGTTTTCTCCTCCACTGTTCATAGAAATTTCTCCATTCTCCATTATCAATTAACCTAACTACATCCCCATAAGTCAAATCAAATTTCTCAGGATTAGTTAGACCAAGGTGTCTCCTTCCTCTAAGTTGATGATAATTTTCAGCTGGAGATCTTGGCATTTATAGGAAATCCTTTCAATTCTTTGTTCCAAATAGATAATCGGTATGAAGAAAGACAGTTCCAAAATTAGAATTAAAATTGTCGTGATGCCTTAGGTGATGTTTAATCATCTTCTTCCCATACCAAGTATTGGAGATCCAGTGCTTCTCGTTTCTCCCGTGACTTGATCGATGTACTGTGGTCCAAATATAACAATATGCGAGTAGGCAAACTGACCAAATAATTGCAGATGTTGAGTCTATTAGTCCAATGACCAATAAAATAAATCCTGCAGTTATTCCATTATTTAATTGTCCAGGATGCATATCCACATGATTAGACTTAAGCATTCCTCTACAGCGGTGTTCTATATGGTGTTCTTTAAAGATACTGTTCGATTTTCCCAATAACGGGTAGTGCATTAACCAACGATGAGATAGATACTCAATAAAGGGCATGATTATGAAAAAAGACACTAGTGGGGAAAGTATGCTCATCTAGGTTCCTTCCATTTTATTCGTCCCATTCTACTAAGTGTTTAACTTCATTACGTATCTTTGCGGTGGCAAACCCGTTTCTATCAGCTGGCCAAATATAGGGATGCCAGTGAATTGGTCCATTCTTCTCTAGTCCTCTAATTGTTCCATACCAATCCCTCTTAGGGTCAATATCAGAAGAGGGTGTTCCGATATCTTCATGGCAATCTGTACATGATTGAACAGATGCATATTTTTTAGGTAGTTTTCCAAGTATTTCTTCATTAACAATCCATTCACCTTTTACCTTTTGCCTTGATCTAATCATACTTAAATCAGCGCCATTAATTATGAATTCAGCTGTAAGAGTTCCCTCTGGGTAAACACCATTTATTCTATTGTATGCAACACCATTTAATGCCTGCCCTCGAAATCTCTTTAATTTAATTGTTTTACCGGGTGGAATAAAAAGTATTCTTTTAAAGGAGACCTTCGATCCGTGAACATCGTCAAACCCTCCTGTGTGTAGCCAAGGTTTTTCATTATTTGCCGTTCCTGTTTTATCTAACTCTGGAGTTGCAATATTAAATCCTACGTGAAATACGTCACCATTTACTTCATAAACGGGCGGCAGCGTCAAATGGCTATACCAAAGAGTTCTCGGATGTTCAACCGCTTCTTCTAAAGTTATCAGTTTTTCTTTCTCCAAAGAGACTTGATTGAATAAAGCGATAAAGAGAAATAGAGATTTCATTAATCTTCCTTGAATTCATTAGTTAGGTAATTTAATTAATAACTTACGGGGTAGCGTTGTCTTCCAACCACCGTTCTCCGTTAAGTCGAGTAGATCCAAACTTCACACACCAATAAGTTACCTCATCCTCATTTTTAGTTATTCCTACTCCTATATCTCGATAAGAAGAGTTCTTTATGTTCGTTCTGTGTCCAAAAGACCGCATCCAACTCTGCATAACTCCTTCAGGGGTCTTTTGACCATATGCGATATTTTCTCCGTAAGTAGTCCACTCGTAACCTGTTCTCTCAATTCGCTCACTAGGGGAGCTTCTATTTTCTCCAATATGGCTCATCTTATTATTGGCGGCCATCCAATTAGAATGGTCTTGAGCGGCCATTGTTAATAATTCCTCTAATACTAGCGAACTGTCTCTTTCTTGATTGTGTAACGCTACAAGTAACTCTTTCACAGAAAGATAATCCGGTATCTCTGTGTCAGGTACTGCTGTATTAGGTTTACAGGACGTAAAAAGAGCTAAACTTGATACTAACGCAGTTCGTCGATCCATCATCTAAATCTCCAATTTTTAGTAGTCTACCCAAACTGCATGGCCCGACTCTACTAACCATTTATTGATATGAGTGTTATCTAAATATAAATCAGCTAACCATCTTCCATACTTTCCTTGTTTATCTGAATGAGTTTTAATTGTAAGTTCCTTTTTATCAATAAATCTTTTTAAGGCTAAAGTTGCTGCAACTCCCTTTTCACGTTCTTTTCCCTTTGGCTCCCAGGCGTCAATCCCATATAATCGAAATCGGTCTTTCATCCAATGACGGAACCCTACATCAACCATAAGGTCTACGGTGTCCGCATCAACAATATTTACAACTAATGCCTTATACTGGAACACTATACTTTCTCCTGTAGAAACTTTCTAGAGTGTAAATGGTCCTACCCCGGACTCGAACCGGGGAAGTGCACCAAGGCATCGGGACGATACCGAGTGGCTTACATTACCGTTCTGCCATAGGACCAGCCTTTCTAGGAAAATTCATTCGCTTCGGGTTCAGTACTCTCCTCAAACTCTACTTCAATCGAACGGGATTCATGTAACTCTTTATACTTTTTATGCAATTCTTTATTTCTCTCGGCCTCCTCCTGAGAGACCCATGGTTCTAGAGAATTGCTAATATCAAACCCTTTCCATTTTCCCAAAGTACCGACAACGTCTCTTACACCTATTTGAAACTTACAACAATATATCGGAGCGTTTCTGACTTGAATCAATGATCCAAATGTCGATCCTGTCATATATTCCGATCTTGCAAAGGATAATAAAAGAGGAACGTCTTTCAGTTCCTTATTATCAGTGAGGACTATGTAATTTAGATGCTCACAATGTAACATCTTAAACTCAGGATTCTCCGGGCAAGCTTCTTTCCTGGTTTCAGGATTTCTAGCTTTCTTAGCTATAGAACCATTCTCATCAAATGACATTTCCCTCACAGAAGAGAGGTTCTTCATTTGGAGAGGGTTCCATGTGAACCAATTTCGGAAGAAGAAGATTGGAACAACCTCAAAGTACTCCATTTCAACTTCATTCTTTCCTCCTCCAAGTTTAATCAAGGGAGGAGTCACAACAACATCTCCGTCTTCAAACGGAGGTTTGACGGGCGGACCTGTGAGCGCTTGAACAATCTTAATCATTGCAGGACGTACTATTTTAAGTAATTCCTGCGTTCCAAAGTCTTCACCATTATACTCTTGTAGGTAGTCGGGACGTACGTCGGTTGTTAATTCGTTTGACATCTTTTCTTTCTTTTAGTGATTTATTGATTTATTGAAATAACGACTACTAACAGTTCCCCCCTTAATACATTATATAGGTAACGACACTAACGACAACTGTCCAGAAAATTGTAACCTTTACGAAGAACTCTAATCCACTCATACTTTCGTCTTTCACTCCAACACTCCTTTCTTCTTTCTAAAGTTAATCTTAGGTAAGCCACGCATCCCTTTAGTTGAAATTCCAGGGGGAGTCCTACCTTCACCCGCTAGATCGGTACAATACTTTTCAAAGGCCGGATAGTGTATTCTGACCAATTCCCTTGAATACACCTCTTCCGGTATATTGAGATGTTTCATTAAACATGTGTACTCCTCTGGATTAGAGGATAACTTTGGGGGAGTTGCTGACATTTTAACATTAACGACTCCTGTTGTGTACTCTGTTTTTGCAGACTTCGTACCTTGTTCTAAAAGAGTTAGACAAAGTGCCGCTTGAATTTTACTAGAGAATTTCTCTAAAGACTTTTTGATTTCATTAATATACTCAACGCTTTCTCTGATTGTATATCCAGTATTAAGCGAGTCTGTGATACTACTCGACTCTAATTCCTGCATTCGGGTTGTCCATTTATTAAATAACGTCATACAATCTTTGTATAATTCTTTATCAATTTCCCTCATATAACCCCCCGTTCTGGGACTGGTTTTAGGTTAGAATAGTCGTACTCTAGAAAATATTTATCAGCACAGATCGGACCATACCCTCTGTGTACTGATTCAGTATTAGTCAATTCTCGATTGCAAAAACAACAAATACCTTTCTTCTTCCCCTCATTAATTGCGATTCCAAATGGATCAAGGCTTAATGATTGAATGAACTCTTTTATCATATTAGAGGCTTTAGAGGAAGGATAGTAAATATCGTCCTGAATTCTTCCCAAAGGGGAATTTTCATTCTTTACTTTAATCGATCCTCTATACATATAGACTTTGCATAGAGTAAAGTGTAAGGCTGGAAATTGATTATTGGATTTTAGGAAGGCTTGCTGCAATTTGTTAGTAAATCCTTCTTTTAGTTTTATTTCCTCGACTTCCTCTTGAGCTATTTTATAGACCCAGAACCACTGAGCGTCGGAAAGTATTGTATTCTTTTTATACCTGTCTATTAGAGATGATATAAAGCCGTTTGTAGTTATCTTAATCTTTTCTTCTAATCTTTCAAAGGCTTTAGTGGTACTCAATTTACACTCTATCACTTCCCCTGTTTTAGGGTTCATTACCTCTCTCATTTATTCTCCTTAATTAGGAATTACAACAAAAAACACGATAACTTAACTTGAATAGACTGTCTAACTAGCCTTCGATCTTTTCTTTAGGGGGTCTGGAGATATTCATTTCTCTAGGGGCTTCGATAGCTAATCGCACTCTACCATTCTCAATTCTAACAACTGTTACTATAATATCCTCTCCGATTTTGATGGATTGTTCTACTTTCCTAGTTAGGACTAATGCCATTTTGTACCTCAATCAATAACAAGTGGTTTGTGGAGCCTGTCTAAAATCTCCTTAACATCTGTCAGATCTGTAGCTACTTCTTCTTTCCCATCTACTCTCTTTTTGATCTCCATATCGATTGAATTAGGAACGATAAGGTCTGTTATTCTAACCGGAACCCTTGTACCCTTTCTATGCGAACGTGCGGAGGATTGTAATCTAGCAGCTAACGACCAGCCCTGAGAATAATAAATCATGTGATCACAGTTTGTCTTGTATTCATCGGGTTCATTAGGATCATAGCCTAGAAGGTTTAGACCGACTCCGCCTGCGTCTGGATTGCCAACGAATACACGAGTATCAGCATCTTTATTGAAGTCGTTCTTTGCCGCATCCCTTGCGTCATCCCTCATACCTCCGTGGTACGGAACGCATTTGATACCTTCTAATTCAAGTCTTGCTCTGATTTGCTTGATCGATGCGATCCACTTAGACCAAACAATAACCTTACTATTAGACTCGGCAACCTTATCGGACTCATTCCATTGAAGGTCTACCTTGATTAAATCAATTAACTTATCCAACTTCAGATTAGGGTCAAATCTGTCAATTATTCCAGAGTTCTCTAGCTCCTCACCAAGGTCATCATATTTCTTATCGAAGACTTTGAACCCTGCTGTAATCTGAGAGAGGCGAAGCAGCTTTGTAAGTACATTGTTAACCGTCATTTCCTTAGGTTGGTTCGGATCAATCTCGTTTTCAATCTCAAGGTAGATCTGATTACATACTTTGTTGTAAAAATTGATCTGTTCTAGACTCATTTCGCACTCAACAATATCGTACGTTTTCTCTGGAAGGTCGGGGAGAGCTTCTTTCTTAGAGATAATGTAAGATGTTCTTACAAGTCTTTCTTTTAGAAGAGGAATGTTCTCAAAGTCAACCAGAGTTCTTCGTTTCGTTTCTGGATCTCTATCGTACTTCGCGTGAAATTCTCTGAACGCATTGAAATTAGAGAATCCAGAATAGTACTTGCCTAAGAACTCCCATTGTGACCAAAGATCAAAGAGAGAATTCACATAAGGCGTTCCCGTTAAGATCATTCTGTTGTTGCAGGAATCCCTAAGCTCGTGAGCTGACTTTGTTCGTTGAGCTTTTTGACTCTTGATGTAATGAGACTCATCTAGAATAGCCCAATCCCATTTTAATTCTCCATTAAATTCTAACCCAGCCAGCTTCTTTAGGCAGAACGCCTCTTGAGTCTGTCTAAGACTTCCGTATGAACAAATGACGAAGGATATTCTTTCCTTTGCGGGAGAATGTGCCAACCCTTGAAGAATCAACTTCTCTCTATTGATCTTCGTACCGCGAACTATCGTTGTTTTATGAGTCATATCGAATGGAACGAA